AGAGAATTCAATGTCAGCGAGATAGCGAGGTTCTTTGGAATAAACCCATGTATGTTGGGCCTTGATTCAAACTACAATCAAATCGAAGCTGCAATGATTGGCTTCTTACAAGAGTGCCTACAGCCCAAATTGACAATGATTGAACTTGAAATGACAAGGAAACTATTGTTGAGAAGGGAAAGGATGATGGGCTATTACTTTGCATTCGACACGCAAGACCTATTGAGATGCACAAAGAAGGATTTGGCCGAATACCTAACTAAATTGGTCAACAACGGACTGGCCACACCTAACGAATTACGCGAAAAACTTGATTTGCAACCGATTGAGGGAGGCGACAAGGCATACATGCAAACGGCAATGTCACCAATAAATAACATAGTAAAAATGACTGAAAATGAAGGAAATACGCAAGAGTAACGAGAAGATTACGAACACCGACAGACGAATTGAGGGCTATGCCATTGTTTTCAATTCTGAAAGCAACGATTTGGGCTTCATTGAAACTATCAACGAAAGGGCCTTGGATGGTGTAATCGAAAAAAGCGATTGTTTCGCACTTTTGAACCACGATGATTCAAGGGGCATTTTGGCCCGTTCCAAATATGGGGAAGGCACGTTGACATTGACCGTTGACGATATTGGCCTACGCTATGAATTTGAAGCACCAAACACCCAACTTGGGGATGAAACACTTGAACTTATCAAGCGCGGAGACATCGATGGAAGTTCATTCGCATTCACCATTGCCGAAGGTGGCGAGAAGTGGGAAAAGCGCAATGGGAAGTATTACAGAAACATAACCAAAATTGACAGATTGTTCGATGTTTCGCCAGTATACCAACCAGCCTATAACGCAACGACTTGTGTTGCCGATACAAGGGGAATGGATGAGTTGAAGAACGCGGAAAACGAATTGAAAGCCTACTATCAAGAACTTAGGGGCAGAATATCTGACAATAACAGCGATGAAAAATAAACGAAGTATGAACAAATTGGAAATACTTGATGCCATCAACGGCAAGAAAGAGGAAATGAGGGCCATAATTGACGCTGGCGAGGCTGAAGAAAGAAAGTTGACCGAGAATGAGGAAAACAATTTCAAACGCCTTGAAGAAGAGATTAGGGGGCTTAAATTGGAATTAAGAAAAGAAGAGAATAACGAACAAAAAGCAAACAAGAAAATGGAAAAGAGATTTTCAGTATTGGAAGCCATCAACGATGTTTTGAATGGCAGAAAACACGATGAGGATGTGCAAGCCTACCTTGACGAAACCCGTTCAATGGCCGCAAACGCTGGCCTTGCAATGAATGGACAGATTCAAGTTCGCGCTGGCGAGATTGGCACAATCAACGCACAAACCACAACCAACGAAGGCAAGGACACCATAGCAACCGAGACTTGGGACTTACTTACGGCATTACGCGACAAATCCGCAATCGTAAAGGCTGGCGCACAAGTTTACACCAACCTTGTTGGAGATGTCGAAATTCCTATCATGGGCAGCGAAGTAGTGACATTTGCTGGTGAACTTGACAAAGTTAGTGGCGCACCCGCTACATTCAAGAGCGTATCATTGAAACCGCAAAGGGTTACTTGCACAGTGCCGATTTCAAAGACTTGGTTAAGACAGAATTCACCAAAGGTTGAGGCCCAATTAAAGAACAGCATCATAGACGCTATCAATGAAAAGGTCGAAAGGGAAATCTTAGGCGAAAGCAACACTTATTTCGATGGCTTAATGTACGGTGCAGATAGCACAACCGCAGTAACCTACGAGGATATTGTCAACATGGAAACCGAAATCGAAGGGAACAACATGACAACCGTATTCATTTGCGATGCCAAAGCAAAAGGTGCTTTAAAACTTATCCCAAGACAAGAAGGTTCAACAATCGCTGTTTGGGACGGTGGAGAAATTGACGATATGCCAACGTATGTCACCAACGCCATAAAGACAGCTGCTGGCACAAAGGGCAACATCGTTGCCGTTGACGCTTCACAAGTTGTTATCGGTTATTGGGGCGATGTCATCGACTTAGTGATTGACCCATACAGCCGTTCAATGGAAAACATTGTGAATGTCGTGGTCACGACTTATGTTGACAGCGCAGTTGTAAGAGATAGCGCATTCAAAGGCTTGAAATTATCCTAATAACTAATTAAAATCATCCAACAATGTACACTGATTTACAGACACTTAAAGAGCATTTGCGTATTGATGTCGATGTCGAAGACAACTATTTGCTTCAATTGATAGATGCGGCAGAGAATGCCGTTGAAAATCATATCGGTGTGCAATTGTCTGATTTCGTGGAGGAAAGCGGTTATTTACCACCCGCGTTGCAGCAAGCAATTTTAATTATGGCGGGCAATCTATACAATAACAGAGAGAGCGTGGCATATACTTCAACTTATTCAATACCAATGAGTTTGGAGTATATGCTGGCTCAATTCAAGAAATATGATGCCTAACATGAGAGCGGGATTGATGGACAAACGCGCGGAGATTGTCAAGTTGGTTAGAGCCAAAGACATATATGGGGCTGAAACGGTGACCACCGAGAGCAAGGGAATGTTTTGGTGCAACGTTGCCACGAACATTGACGGGCGCGACATTGGGGGCGATAGGGTGCAATACACCGAGATATTGACATTCAAGTTCCGCTTGTTGATACCGTTGGCAAGTGATGACATCATCCGATTCCAAGGTAAGGACTACCGAATAATGAGCGTAAATGACAACCACATTGGGGACTATAAAGAGGTAAAAGCAACGGAGACAGATAGTTATGCCCTTGAACACACAAATATACGTTGACGATTCGCGATTTGTCGCCTTCGTGGATGGAATGAAATCCAAACGAGTTAGGGGACTTGAGAAGCAAGCGTTGAGGAAAACGGGCAATCTGATGAGGTCCGAGGCGGTTAGGTCCTTGAGAAGAGCAAAGGGAAAAGTGTTGTCAAATTCCGAACATGGAAAAGAATGGTACAAAGGCATCAAGGCAAGCGTTGGCAAGGACAAGAACGGAAACCAATATTGGCAAGTCCACATAATGGGCTATTACATGCTGAAATGGTTCGAGAAGGGAACGGTAATAAGACGCACGAAGAAAAGCCGTTATTTGTCCTACCAAAAAAGAACCCTTGACACGATGGGAAACCATGAATGGATACACAAGAGAGGCACCAGCCCACACGCAACGGGACAGATAAAGCCCATTTGGTTCTTCAAGACAGCGGCAGACAGAAACAAGGATAGGTTGGTGGAGAACATGCAATCCGAATGGAAGAAAATAATAGTGAAAGAATTCATAAAGAAGAATGGTATTTAATTTTGGTGACATAGTATATGACGCATTGGTCGAGGCCGTTGGGGGCGAAATCGATGTATATCCGTTGGTAAACCCCGATGAAAACGGTAAGTTGCCGTTCATTGTCTATCGAAGGAGCGGATACAGCCCCGACTATTCCAAAGGGCTTTACGCGAAGATAGACACTTACTATTATTCAATTGCCATTGTCAGCGACAAGTACAAGGATGGGATTGAGATTGGGGACAAGGTGATAAACGCGATAATGGCGTTGACTGGCAAATCCATAGATGGAAAGCATATACAAAGCGCGGAAGTTACAAACGCCACGGAATCGGTAGGGGACGACATCTTGTTTGTCCAAGACATTGATTTTCAAATAAAAATAACGAGATAAACAATATACAACAATGAACACGATTTTAGGTCAGAATTTAGGCTTATTCATTGACAACCAAGTAATTCACGGCACTGGTGCAACAACTGGCGACACTTGTTTCGCATTCGCCACAAATTGCACGCTTGACTTGAACGTTGATGCCATCGACATTACTTCGAAGGACAGCGGTTCGTGGGCAGACTCGCTCCCTAATCGTAAGTCATTCAGTATCAGCACCGATTGCCTTTACAGCGAGGACTATGACGCTATGATGCTGATGGCAATAAACAGAACCGTTTTCAAGGTCAGATGGTGCAGCGCAATAAACACAGAGGCAAACAACATGGTCAGCCACACGGCAAGCCATCAAGTTGGCGAAGGCCATTATGCATTCTATGAGGGCAACGTATTCATCGACAGCATTTCGGCAAGCGCTGGCAATGACGAGGCCGGCAACTTCAGTTGCACAATGACGGGCAAGGGCCAATTGAAGGTCATCGACAAGGATGGCAACGTGTTTGAGGGTTCTACAAACACACTTCCCGGACAAAGCGACACACAAGGCTAAAGCGGTAGGAGTGGAAAATTCCCTTCTGTGTTAGATAGTTTAAATAATAGGACTGATTTCAGGTCATGGAAATGCAAGGAGCCAAAAGATGATTATGAACAAATAAAAAAAGTTGGGGAAGGTACTTTTGGTATAGTATATAAAGCTGTTTATAAAAAAGGAACAAAAGATCAAAAAATGGTTGCTCTTAAACAGGTAAGGATTTTTGAAGAACAAGGCTTTCCTGTCACAACTTTAAGAGAAATATTAATAATGAAAAGATTAAATCATAAAAATATATTAAAATTAGAAGAAGTATTATACACACCCCCAAGTGAAAAAAATAAAAATAGAGGAAATGTTTATTTAGTTTTCCAATATATGGAACAAGATTTTTCTGGAATAAGAATGAGTGGTCTTTCTTTTGATTTAAGTCAAATAAAATTTATATTTTATCAAATATTATCTGGAATGTCATATTTACATAAATGTAAAATAATACATAGAGATATAAAAAGCAGCAATATTTTAATGAATCATAAGGGAGAAATTAAAATTGGGGATTATGGCCTTGCCCGCAGGGACAGTAAAGTTCAAAATAAACAATATACATATAAAGTAGTGACAATTTGTTATAGAGCACCTGAATTATTATTAGGATCTAGAGATTATGGGCCAGAAATTGATATGTGGAGTATTGGATGTGTTTTTTGTGAGTTATTAACTGGTGTAATTTTATTTAAAGAAAATAATAATGAAAAAGACCAATTAAATAAAATATTTAGTATATGTGGTACTCCTGATGAAAAAAAATGGCCAGGATTAACCAAGTTACCTCTGTGGGAAAAACTTTCTCAAAAAACAGATTATAAAAATTGTTTGAGAGAAAATTTTAAAGATAATAAATTTGTCGATGATATAACATTTGATTTAATAAATAAATTATTGCAATTAAATCCTAAAGATAGAATAACTGCAGAAGAAGCATTAAATCACCAATTTTTTAAAGTTGAACCTAAAATGTGTAAGGCTGATGATTTACCAAAAATAGAAGAATTGCATGAATATCAGACAGATAAAGAAAGAAAAGAAATTAGAAATAAATTAACAAATTTAAAAGCTAAGGCTGATAATCAAGATATGGAAATAGGAAATAAAGACTTTATTGGAAAAAAAAGGAATGATAATCTTAGTAAAGATGCTACTCCTTCAAATACTGATAAAAAAATGAAATCGAG